ATTGTCTGTAGTAATTAATATCTGCTGGTTTGTTATTTTTTGCGTCTTCATATCCTTTAAAGTATGCTACTTGCACTGGTGGAAGATAAAGAGCTTCATTTAATAATTCTTTTTTAATAAGGTGACGTACTACTTCACGCAATTGATTTTTTGTCATTTTATGTTTTTTATGTTTTATTTATTTTGCCCATATCATATATCGATCATTAACTGTTTTAACATCTTCTGGGTTAGTAGGATCCATTGTTTTTGTTAGTTTTTCATCTTCAGGTCTCATCTGAATATCTCCGGGTGTAAATCCTTTTTTGCGGGCTTGATCTATTCCTAATTCCCATATTCCTATTGTATATGTTCGGTATCCTTTAATACAAGCTTGTACTTGCATTACTTCTTTTTCTCCTTTAACAAAAAAACCAGGTTCAATTTGTCTATATTCTTTTAATACTTTATCTCTAAACGCAGCATTATCCATTTTTCTATTCTTAGAATATCCTTTACTTTCCATCCACACTACAAAATTATTCCACTCAGCCATTTGTTTTCCTGTCAAACCAGAATTATTAATTTCTTGTAAAGCTGAGTTGCCTTTAAATCCCAATGCTGACATTTTACCTGTATTAAGATTTTTTAGAAAAGCAAGTGGAAATTTAAATTGTGATGTCCAATATCCATTTTTACCATCTAATTCTGTACCAGTTGATGTATCTGATTTAGCAGTTATCGTAGTGGTTTGTGCTTTTAAATTATCAACTGCTGCTTTTTGAGCAGTACCTTTTAATGGGGTTGCAGCTAATGCAAGTATTACTGCTGCTGATAGGCCTAGTTTTTTAAGTGAATCTTTAAGGCCTTCATCTAGCGTTTCATCTTGTAATATTGCTAATGCTTTATAATAATCTTCTTTATCTTTAGGAGATAATTTAGCTATAATTGATTGTTCAGCTTCAATTTCTTTAAGCAGCACCATTAGTTTAATCATGATAATAAATATTCGGCAACATAAATTCCATGCGCTCCCGATACAGTAATACCACGAGCACTTAACGCATCTCCAACAAAGTGTACATTTGGATATTCATTTAATGCTAAATTAGTATAGTTCACTAGTGGTTCTGGTGATAGATACTTTACTTCCGGAATATACATACCCCAGTCATCACCAAAGTTGAATACTTCGTTCATATTATCAATAAAGGTAAGAATATAATCTGCATATTCACCCATTGCGTCTTTAAAAATATCCAAAGAATCTACTTTAAGTGCCATTACCCATTCATTTTCAGATGTTTTACTTACCATCTTATTTTTATCAGGAGAATAAAATATACCTGTTGGTCCTTTTGATGATTGTCCTCCCTGACATTTTTGTACTACATCGCGTGACCACTTAAATGGGTCTTCAATACCTTTAATTTCCATCAATATACCAAAATTGGTCATATTGTTTCGGAATTGTTCGCCCTTTTTCGCATGGCCGTTGTACGTAATATCGCCGTACGTTTCCTCCACGGCCACGTAAGCGGCATTGTTATTAGTACAAAAGCTACGTAGAGAAACATTTTCATATTTTTGATATAATTTGAAATCATATGATATGTCTATTAATTTTTGAAAATATTTTTGTGGTGCTTCAAATCGAACACCTATTTGAACTGATTTAGGTTCAGTTGGTAATTTATAGTTGTCTGATATTTGTTGTGCAAAGTCAATACCTGATTTGCCTACAGCAAATATTAATTTGTCATATCCAATAGGTGATAAATAACTCCTACCCGGAGCTATTGGTTTACTATCACACAATACTGTTAAAGCATCTTCTTTAAAATTTATATCTGTTACTTCAGTTTCCCATTTAAAGTTTACACCATTATCAACTAAATATTGATACCATGCTTTAGCAATCTCGTGTAAATAATTACTACCAATATGCCATACAGGAAATAAACGTAAACCAAAGTATGGTTTAATGAAGTCTGGTTCAGCTACTGGATCAGAACAGAATATTTCTTCTGGTTTAGGGTGGAAGCGTCTGAAATTAGATATTACTTGATCCATCAATTCCATTGCTTTTTCTTCACCACAATACTTAGATAATTGACCACCAATTGCTGTGTGATATGTGAGTTTGCCGTCACTCCATCCTCCACTTCCTAACATGCCAGTCATGACTTCCTCTGGCTTACGATTATAAGGATCGTTTCCTTTATCAATTATTGTTATTAACTCGCCTGGGTATCCATTATCGACAAGTTTAGTAGCAAAATTAATACCTGCTACTCCGGCTCCAATTACTACAATTTTCTTTTGTTCCATAATTATTTATATTTCCATTTAAATTTAAACGCTGTTTTCTGTCTTCCCAAAATGCAGTCTTTAATCTGCGATGTTATATTACTTGTTTTACCTGTTGTTTCTTTAATCCACTCTGCTGCTTGTCCTTTACTTTCCCATTCTTTAATAAAATTATCATTTAAATCAAACATTAATAATGGTTTAGCTTGTTTACGTTTAGCTATAAGCATATTATGTTGATGTTCTTCAGTAAACGGTCTAGCTCTACCTTTATTTTTTTCACTTATTCGTTGTCTTACTTCTTCAGTATAATATTGTGAATGATTTTTCATTGATGCTTTAATTTTAGCATTTCGTTCTGGTGGTGAAATCCAACCTGGTCCTCTACCTCCACCACCATTATTTTTATTTTCTAATTCAAATCCCCAACTCTTATATAATTCAATATACCATGACTCCCAAAATCTCCACTCATCATCATTTACACAGTCTATTTCAATTATTTCACTATTTGTTTTTCTACTACCGTGTGTATAATATCTATCTTTTATTTCTTGTATCGTTTTACCTATATAGAATGGTACTCTATTTCTTTCTAGAACATATATTTTAGTCATAATATTATTTATAATAAATATATGAAAATTCCATCAGACCAACAGCCTAGTTATCCATTCTGGTGTGTTGTTTAGTTTATTATAAGTTAATTGTTTATTTTTAATTTTATCTTCTATATAGTATGTTTTATATCCTTCTATAGCATTAGCTTTTTTATACTCATCGGGCATACATTGTGGTGGTTCAGTAAACTCATTATCAGGAATATTAGGTTCATTATCACGTAACCACTCTAATACACTTTGTGTTTTATGGTATTTACCATAACGTTTAGTAAACTCATTACATACTTCTAAACCATGTTGTATAACCCATCTATAGTGTTGTATAGATTCTCTAACCCATTTAGTTGATGGGTGGTTTAGGTGTGCTTGCTTATATGGTGCTTCACTACCTGAGGCCCAATGAGCTGTAGAACACATTTGTGCTGATTCGATTTGCATTTTGCGAATGTGATCGTCTGCCAATTCTTGAGCAGCGATAACTGGATCTGTGTTTATATAAAATATATTCATAGACTAAATATAGGATTTTATTTTGCCTAAGCAAATAGAGAGCGCACCTTTTAGGTGCGCCACAGCTGCATAATATTGTTTATTAGTCGACAGGCTATGAATCTGTCTGTATGTTATTTATTGTGGAAATAATTTTTTTAGTTTATCTAAAGAAATAACTATATTTATATCTTCATCGTCTGCACTCCACATTGCTCCTTCGTCTCTCATTTCTTTAAAAACATCAGGTGCATACTCACTAAATATTTCTTCCATACTCATAAATTCTGAATTTGGAGTTCGATCATTTATTGAAAAATAAACTCCTCTATCGCGTATATAGCCAGTATATATTTCATCGTTTTCATTAGATACTAGCTCTAATTCAGTAGGAAATTCAGGATTCATTACTAAAGAAAATGATTGTCCTGGGTTTTTTACTTTAATTTCATTAATACCTGCTAGTTGTTGCATTCGCTGTGTTTCGTTAATTTGTTTCATTATCCGATTATATTAGCTAGTTTTTTTAAACGTTCTTGCAATTCCTTAGTTTCGTTTTTAACTATTTCATCGTATTGATCCATAGTTAATGTATTACCTTCTTCACTTAAAGCCAAAATATTTTCAGTTACTTTATGTAAGTCCATATCTGTTTTAGCGTCTTCATGAGCGTATTCTAATAAACGTATAAATAAAGGTACGTCTACTGTTATTGTGTCTGTTGGGTTTGATTGAATCATTATATATTAATTATTTTATATTGTTTATTATATTTTTCACACAACGATATACTATGTTTTGTTCCTTTACTTTTATTATCCCAAAAAGCAATAACATAATCACAGTTTTTAATTATATCTACATTACGAATAAAACCAGCTTGTTTACCGTATTTTTTCCAATTAGCCGGAAATATTAAGGTTGTGATTTGATTTTCAATAGCCCATTTTTCTCCTAATGAATCTGCTCCTTTAGCAGCTCCACTTACTAATAGTGTAATTTTAGACTTATATTGTTCAAGTGTTTCTTGTAAAAGAGCATAATTGTTAAATATTCTGCTACCTATAATTGCGATTTTCATATTTTAAATATATTAAAATATTTTTGCTAATTAACGTTGAACTCTAAAACTTCTTTCTTTAGCATCTTTAAGATCTTTTTCTAATTTATCTAATTTATCTTTAAATTCTTTAACTTTATTTTGAAAAAATTCAGATTGGGGTTTATTTTTTAATTTAACTTGCCAATCTTTATATTCAGGGTCGTTGTTTATTTTTGATATTTCATTTTGTATTTGTGTAATTTCGTTTGATATAGAAGAATTTGACTTAATAGAGGCTACATTAGGATTATTTAATGGTTCTTGTTTAGTAGGAGGTAAATTAACTTCTTTTACTCCTAAACAATATCCTTGAATTTTATTAGGATTAATTCCTATTTCTATTAAATCATTATATATTTCTTTTAAAGATGTTCCTCCTATTACAAAATCATCAACTACTAATATATTATCATTTAGTTCTTCTTCAAAACCAAGATTATATACTTTATTAAGTAATCCTCTAGCTCCCGATTTTAATCCAGGATGATTTGCTGTTTCACTTCCTGATTTTTTAATAGGTATTTTAGCATTATTTCCATATCTTTTCTTTAATGCTGCTATCCATGCGTTTAATATACTTTGAGTTACAGGATGTGCTTTATTGTATTTATCTATATTAACCATATCATCTATAAAGTATTCTATTTTAGAAACAGTATTTAATACTTTTTCATCAGATAAATTGTATTTTTTTTGTAATAACTTTACTAAAGTTTTATTTAAATCTGATGATGAGGGTAGAGGTAATATATATCTTATAGGTTTGCTTGGAGCTGTTAGTAGTACTATTAAATTTAAATCACTTAATGAAACATTAGTTTTTCCGTCTTTGATACTATTATATAATGATGTTATTTTTTCTGAATCTGAGTTAGGTATATAGTTAGGGTTAGGGTATAGTCCATAATATGTTGTAATTCCACCTAAACTTTTAGTTTTTCCTGTTGATGTTTTATTTATTATAAATGGATCATCTGTGTTTGTAGATTTTTGTAGATTTTTATCAAGAATAATATTATTATTAATTACTTCGTTTAATATATCTATTAATTTTATCACTATTTTATTATTTTATTTATGCATAATCTGGTTCGTAATTCCAATCTAGATCATCTGGTTCTGCACCCATGTTTTCAACACACAATGCATGATAATTATCAGACCAATAAATAATCATTTCTCTATAATCAAGTCTTTCAAAAGGTAATGATTTTAAATAACTAATTATATCGTTAGCTGGTTCTTCAAAGCCATTAATATCATACTCTGCTACTTCACTTTGATCAAGATTCCTAAATTCTTTATAATTGTCATCAATAAAATCCATAAGAGTTTGTTCAACTGTTGGGTTTGATACTCGGATTTCGTTTATTGATTCTGGAGTTTCTATTATATTATACGATGATAGATATGTTAAGACATTGTTTTTATCTTCTTCTGTTCCGAGTATATCTTTACTTACCCAATTATCTACTTCTTCATCTGTTATATGATCTCTATTTTCATCTTCTTGTATATCCATTAATAGATATAAAACATCTGCTCCATCTTCACCTAATTCGTCTTTTATATCATCATATGATTTTCCTATATATGGTTTAACCCAATCTTTAATATAATATATTCGACCTGGTTCTTTTACATGAATTTCAGTAATACCAGCTAGTTTTTGCCAACGCTTAACTATATTTTCTTTTAATGCTAAAGGATTACCATTTATTTTAACTTCATCTGCGTTATATACTCTGTATAAATTTCCGTCTGTAGGATATCCGTTTGATAATCTTGTATTTTTTAGGAATGATGTTCTACCTTCAATATTATCTTCTACAATACGACCTGCTTCATCTAGCATTACCCACTTTTTAAATCCATCTATTGGGAGTAAAATATATGTTTTACCATTATTCTCAACCATATAAGGTAGAGCGTATAATAGTACTTTATAGTTGTTATCTCCGTTATATTTTTTAGCTAAATTAATTATTGCTTGCTTATCACTAGTTGATAAATTTTGCCATTCCTCTACTGTTATATATTTAGGATCTACTTCTTGTTGAGGCATTATATTTGAACTCTCAATAGTAGCTTCATCACTAATTCGTTCTTCCCAATTTGTATATAACTTACTATATAAATCATACAATGTCTTCTGTTCAGGAGACATATACTTTACTGCGGTAGATGGTAAATAACTAAGTTTGCTTATCTGTTCGTTTACATATTCTTTAGCTATTTTATTACCAAAGAACTTATCAATAAGATCAAACGTTAAGTTATCATCAAATGTTTTATAGTATTTGTATTTTGAAGCATCATCAAGATATTGTACAAACGGTAATGGTATTGGTTCACTACCATAATCAGTATGTTTAAAACGAAATATAGCATATCGTTTAGCTAATGCTTCATGTTCTTTAAGATCATTATATGTAAATCTTTGCCCAGCATCAATTGCTATATTAGCTAATGTTACTGTTCTACCCTGATATGGTATTTTATATTTTGGTAATAATGATAGTATATCTCCTTTTAATTTAGATTCAGATGCTTTACCGATTACATAATCAATTTTTTCATCTTGTGGTAACTCTTTAAATTCATCTACTGTAAGATTTTTACCTTGAGCTAATTTTTGAGCACGTTCTACTGGAGATAAAGCTACTGGTTTAAAGTATTGTTTTAATCCTTTAAGTTTATTCCATACTATTGGATCCATAGCTTGTCCACCAACAGGTTTAGTTCCAACTTCATCCCATGATTGCATATAAGTATCATCACCATTATTAGCACTTGTTACTTTATATGTGTTTCCATCAGCAAATACTTGAACTACAAAGGCATGCCATTTATTATCAAATTTAGCATGGTCCGGAGTAGATGGTATATTACGATCAACTACAAAATAAAAGGTAGGTGATTGTTCACCAAATCTATATCCTTGATAATATCCTTGTCCTGATCCTGGTTTAGTTACACACCATGAGTATTTTTGCATTCCATTAGATAGAACAGGGTTATATTTTATACATTTATGATAATCATCAGCTAAATATATTTCTAATCCTCCATTATCATATACTTTATCTGCGTCTGTTTCAACTGTATTTTCTTCTTCGTCTGTTGATACTTTCATTTGAGATGGAAATAATGTATCCATTACTCTTTCAAATTCATTCCATTTCCAATAACGTGGATCTAAGTATTTATCATCCTTAAATAAACGTTTTGGTATAAATCCTTGTACCTCTTCTGCTGAGTATCCTGCATCTTCTAGACCATCTTTAACTGCTAATTTTAATGCTGCTTTTTTAGTCATGAAGCGAGCGACAGTAGATTGAATAGTACTTTTATCAAATCCTGATTCCTCTACAAAGCGTCTAATGGCTTCCTTCTTAATTTTTTCATCACTTTCAGGTAATGAACGAAGTAAGTTTAATAAATCTTCGTAAGAATATAAGTCGATATTTTTATAGTCTTTATTTTTAATTTCATCAGGTATAATAGCAATATCTAGTCTTTGACTTAATGCGCTTTTAATCTGATCAAAACGTTGTATAGCTGCTTTAGCATCATTTACTGCTCTTTGATCTGTAGGATCAATACCCCATCTAGCGATAGTATCGTTTATTGTTTTATCTGAGTACTCTTTAAGTAGTGGTAGTAATCTAATCATTTTATTTTCGCCTAGCATTTCTGATTGTTCTAAGGTTTGGCGTAGATATTCTTCAAATTCAGAAGTACTAAATACTTCTTCAGGATATCCTAATCCACTTTCATCAAATCTTTCTTGTGTTAATTCACCTAATAAAGCAGTATAGTCTTTTATGTTATTTGCTTTAATATATTCTAATGGATCATCAACATATTCTGTAAAATCATTAATAACTTTATCTTTTATACCGTCACGATTTTCATCAACATTCTTAATATAATAACGCCATGTTATTTTTTCTAAATAGCGTTTTAAATCTATATTCTCGTTTATATAGTCAATCATATCCGCTTTATTAACTAATTTAGCGTTAGATAAACTAACTAACATATCTTGTCCGTTTTTTAATACTTCATAATTGTTAGCAATCATATGGAGCTTAATAAAACGAGCTACTACAGAGTATGCATTAGTATAAGCAGTTTGATTTAAAAGATAATCTAAAAAATATTTATTATTGAATTTTATTGTGTATACTGCTGAGTCATTTATTTCTTCATCGATGTATTCACGTATAAGATCTTCAACGTCGGAATCCATAGCATCAACTTGTGGATCTTTTATTTTAATTTCATCTAAGTCTACTTGAGTTCCACTCATTAAATCCTTAAATTGATCTGTTGATATTATTATTTCTACATAAGAAAATAATGCGCTTTGACTAAGAGGTACATCAAAAAATTCTGCTATTTTATTTACCATATCGATTCCAGCTTTATTATACCCATTTAACATGTATTCATCAGCATTAAGTTGATAAATTTCTATTTCTCCTGGTGTTGTATTAGCTGGTGAGTTAAGTATAAATGAATTATTCCCTATATGTTCTAATACCCAATCAGATAAATTAGGAATACCTGGATCTTTTATGCGAATTTCGTCTAATGGAGATTCTTCTATTTCAAATTCGTAGTTCTCGTAAGGATTATCACGTATGAATTGAAATGTAGTTTGTCTTACAAATTCATCTTCATCTAAATCAGTATTCATATTCTCCCAATCTATTCGCCAATAATAACGTACTGCTGCTTCTTCGGCTTCACGTCTTGATGGATATTCTATTATTTCTTCATTCTCTAATTCTAAAGACGAAATATCGTAATGACGTATTATTAATCTAGCAGGAATAGAAGGTGTTATTTTATATTCGCTTAATATATTAGTTAATTTAATCATATTATAATATACCTGCTAATACTTGCATACGTTTAGATTCAGCTAACTCAGCGGCTGGTGTTTCTACTGGAGGTTCATTAGGTACTACTGTATATTGTTTTTTACCTATATTCAATGCTTGTATAGTATTACTATTAACCATTCTATATTCTCCTTTTTGCATATCAAATACAGGTATTAGTCCTTTTGATTTAGGATCATAAGGTAATTCTCCACCTTTTAAGTGTTTCTTAACTCCTACACGAGCATTCATTGTACGAGGTCTATATTTTAATGAACCGTCTAAGTTTACTCTTGTTTTACCTTTTTCATCTCGATCTTGAGCTAAGAAAGTTACAGTAAAGAAGCCACCTTTAGTATTCGCTATAAGTTCTCTAGCTTTATCTAAAGTAATTGTTCCTTCAGGTTCTGTTGGGGCGGGAGCAGGAGGTGTTTCTGCAGGTAGTTCTGGTATTTCAGGTAAGTCTTCTTCTAGTACTTCCCTAATGAGTTGTTTTAAGTCAGAATATTTCATAATTTTTATTTTAAAGATAATATAGTTATCTCGCCAATAAATATTATTCGATCCCGCTTACCATAATGTTTTCTGCTGTTTTTTCCGCTACTGTATGATATTTGCCGCACTTTTTACATTGGAATTGTACTCTCATAGTGCCGGTTGCTGATATGCGTTTTTTGGTATATTTCATCTGGTCTGACCCACATGTTGGACATGATTCTTTACCGTGACCCATTAATATACCTTGATGTGTTTTAACTGGAATATATGCTGATAATTTATGATATACGCTTTCAAGTAGGTTTACATCTCCTTTACAATACGTTACCATATGGTCTAATGCTTCTTTATCTTTATCGAGTACTATTTTCTTCCATAAATCAAAACCAGTATGTATTTTTTTACCTATACCTAATACTTGAGCTATATAGTCAAGCTTATTAGAGTTAAATTTAAATTTAGAGCGACTAACTTTAAGTGTATCTACTGTAGTATAGTTAGGAAACATTGGTATGTTATGAAGTAAGCAACGTGTTCTAATCCAAGGTAAATCAAAACGGTCACCATTGTGGCCTACTAATTCATCTGCTTCGTTAGCAACTTTAACAAATTGCTCTAGCATCTTCTTGTCGTTTTGATTTTTATCCCATGTTAGTGAGTGAACTTCATCTTCATGTTCCCACTTATAGCAAATACAAATAATTGCTCTTTCTTTAATTATATTATCGGGACTGATAGTTTTCTTATAACCTGCTTCCCAAAACAAACCAATATTTGGCGCTGTTTCAATGTCGAAGAACAATCTTTTAATTTGACTCATAAATAATTTTATTAATTATAGCATTTAAGCTAGCGAATTTTTCTTAGGAAGCCAAACTTACTTTTAAGCAGGCGGTGTTTCTTCAGCAGGTGGTGGCGTTTCTTCAGCAGGCGGTGCTATTTCTCCTCCTGTTGGTGTAGGTGGTGGTGCAGAAGCTGCTGCTATATCCGCTTCAAATCCTGCATCTGGTGCTGCTGGTGTTGTTTCTTCTCCTGCTGGTTGATCTTTACCTTCTTCTATAGCGTAATTAAGTTGTAGTAATTCTGTTATACTATCTGATGCTCTATCTAATTGACTTAGGTTAGCAGGATCATACTTTTTACCTGCTATTTTACATTTAAAATGTTCGTTGCCTAAGTATGTAATAGTAAATTCTTGATTATTAATTAGATCAACCCGGAGTGTAGTTGGTTTTGGAGAAACAACATCAATATGTTTGATATAACGACCGAAAGCAGGTGACATTAAGTCCTCCATTAGTTTTTTTAAACCAGGAAAGCGATATATTAGATATAATGCTTTTTCTGCTCGCTGTTGTTGTTCTTCTTGCTCTTTAAGAGCTTTCTTAACAGCTACCTTAATGTATTTTTCTAGTAATAATCGTTTATTCATTATCGTTTAGTTCGTGGAACCCTTGAGCTGCTTGATCAATATAGTTTTCAGCGTTTGTTATGTGATCTTGAATCCAACCTGGAATATCACGTTCCATATTACCTAATTTATTCATCAATTGTGATGCTGAGCTGATAATTGATTTTAAACTAGCTTGGGCCATTGCTACTTCGTGATCTTCTCCTTCTGCTACTCGTTCTGCTGTTGATGTTGCTATAGCGTATTCTTTAGGAGTTAACTTAGTACCAGATTTTTTCATGGCTTTAAGAATATCTTCCTTTTTATTTATTTCAGCAGAGGTAAGATGTTTTTCACCTAGTAATTCAGCTAATTTTATCATTATCTTTTCTTTATTACTTTTTTAAAGCGAGATTCATATACTTGATTAGCAGCTGTTTCTTCTTGAGATGGTGCTTTTGGTTTATTTTCTGTTTGAATAGACGCTTCTTTATTTTTTGCTTGTTTTGTAAGTTCTTCTTTTTTCTTAGTAAGTTCTTTTAAACTATTTTCTAAATCAGCAGTTAAACTTTTAACAGTACTTGCACCAACAACTTTATCAAAGTGTTCAAGTCCATCAATTGTTGATTTAATGTGCTTAATTGCATCCATTATTTTTTCAATTTCTGCTGTTTTAGCTTGTTTACCTGCTTCTTCACCTGCTTCTTCAATCATTTTTATATGATCACTAACAGTTACTTTTTTCTTAGTTTTAAGTTCAGGTTTTCCTACTTTTTTAATTTTTTCTTTTTTTGCTTCGATTATAAGTTGACGAATGTAAGTACGTAATTGAGAATTGTCCATGATTAGTTTTTATGTTTATATGTATAAATATTAATATTTTTTAATTTCGTTTATATATCTACTTAGTACTTCACGTACTTTATCTAGTTTATGAGGATACTTTTTTATATATTTACGAGCTGCCTCAGATAAATTTCGCTGATTCAATGATGCTATAAAATTACCTACTCTACCCATATTAAATGATGTAGTACTAGTAACCACGTAATGACGTGCTTCAGGCTGTATCGATATTTGCGCTATATTAGCTCCACTAGCTAATTGTATAATAACCATTTTACTTTGTCCATTTACTGCTACACCAGTAACATTACCTCTAGCTCCTAATTCTGCATCTCGTGAACGAGCAGTTCTTTCAGTTCTTGGATTAGCAGGTGTTCCTGCTAAAATTCTTTGTTGTATTGATGTAGGTAAACTATTAAATCCTATTGTTAATCCTGCATTTGTTATTAATGCACTAACTGTATTTTGTTGTGCTGCTAATGCTGCTGGTGCTGCTGGTGCTACTTGAGCAGCAGGGGCTGCTTGTGCCGCGGGCGCTGCTTGAACCGCGGGCGCTGCAGAAACTGTCTGTGCTACTGGACGAGGTGTAGTTTGTTGTCCTAGTACTTGTCTTAGTAATTCTGATGGTACTGCTGCCTTAATCATATTACCTCGGCGATCTGATAATTTTCTGCTAAAGCTAGGATTGGCTTTATTAATAATATAATAAACATCATTATAATAAGCTACAGCGTATTGGTTATTTGGTGATAATGGTGGGTTAGCTTTAATAAAATCGCGTTTTATCTCACTACTGTGGTCATTCATTACGGTTAGTAATTCATCACTTGTATAAGACTGATTAGTACTTCTTAAATATTTAAAATATGATGACCACATTGATTGAGACATTGAATTTCTTCTTCCAACACGTCTCCAATCATAGCTATTACCAACTGTAATTTCTGCCCTAGTATCAGTTTTATCGTTTGTTTTTCTTAAAAATAATGAAGTATAGGTATCATCTGGTTCGTTATCTGGTTTAAAGATAATAAGTGGTTCTCCGTCTATACTTATTGTTCTTTTATTATATGGTGTATTTTCTATAGTTGATATAAATATTGATCTATCTAGATTAGGTAGATCATCTTTTTTCTTAGATAATGTTTGTTTTACTATATCTACAGTACTATCCTGAAATGAAGGACTACTAGTAGCTGTATTAAGTAAATCTTGAGCTACTTCATCATCAGATGGAACTTTCGTCACAGCTTCTCCTTCTAAATCATATACAGAATATGAAGTTGAATCTAATACTAATTTACCGTTTTCTTTATCCTGGACGATAAGTGATGATTTTGGATCATTTTTAGCAGCATCTAAAGTTGAATTAAATTTATCTTTAGTAATAATATCACGTGCCGACATCCACATTAGATTGATAAATGGTAATCTATCTAATTGAGGATAATTAACTATATACTTAAGTTTAGCATTAATAGAAGGATATTTCTTTGCTTTTAAATACATATTAATATCAATATTACCATCATCACTATCTAATACTAACTCAGCAATTGCTGGGTTACTGCTAAATGTAGTATTGTATAAGCGGATATCAGAAGGTGTATCCCATTTATCATATTTTACTAATTCTTGTTTAATATTAAACGGAATTGTACTTTTATCTAATTCAGCTATATCAACTTTCTCTTGAATATTAAAAACTACTGATTTTTTGTTTCCTTCTTTACCAAAATAATTTAAATTACGTAATAGATCTATAGTTGGAAGAATACCGTAATTTTTAGCTATATATTCTTCTAATTTAGGATAATCAGGGAGATAATCTCGTATAAATTCACTTGTAGTTATATCATCAAATAAATTTTTATCTTTTCTTCGTATTATATATCCTTGTTTAGTATTTAAATCTAACTGACTCCATACATCAATTGGTATAGCTCTATTGCCAAATTTAATAATAGCTTTTTCTGCTTTAGTTAATGGCATATAATCTAATATAGATTCTATATTTGGTATATCTTTTAACCACGGGATATTTGATAGTAAATCATTAAAACTCATTGGTTCTGATTCATTAGGACTATTATTTCTATTAGTATAAACGTATCTATTTTCTGGAGTTGTTTCTTCTGGGTTTCTAACTTGTATAGCTACAAAACTTAATGGAAAATTAGTTTCATCTAGATTAGTATTACGAGCTAAATAAAACGTTGGATTAGCTCTATAATCTGAACCTCGGTATGTAGGGAATGAAGTTTTAGTAATACACCATCTTTCACCTTTACCATATGTAGTACAATTTGCTTCTGTAGCTCCATTATATATTACAATACTATTATCTTCATTATTATATACTACATCAGGTGTAATATCTATTTTTTCTTTTGGAGCATCTTTATCTTCAACAGATGTAGCTACTGCAATTAGATCAGGTAAAGTATATTGTCCAAGATCTTTTTGTTTAATCCTACCCGAATCTTTTATTTTATCAAATATATTAATATAACGTCTTAATGTAGTTTCATCTGGAATTTCAGTGCGTAACTCATCTGCTTGATCTTGAAACTGTTTAATAAAACCCTTTATAGCGGCTTCACTATATGCTTCATTTAATTCGTTTGTCCAATTATGAACTACGTGTAATATAAATTTATCTATTGCTCTCATGTTATATTATTACCATTTACGGCATGACCAATAATTTGCTTTCCAACGTGGTCCTGGATTGTCACAGTGATGTCTTTTACGATATGCACTACGGCGTTTTGGATTTTTAGCTTTAATCACCATGCGTTTACCGTGTGCTGATTTACCTCCAAATCCAAAATTAACTTTTACGACTTTACCTTTGTTATTTTTAACGTATACTTTAAATTTCTTAATATCGCCCTGCATTGGTTTACCTAGAGTAACTTTACGCCCGTGGTACTCAGCCTCCATTACACAATCACATTGTGCTTCAGCTAAAAATGATGTATATTCTTTCATAAATCTAATAAAATCTTTTACTTCAGATAAATTAGTTTCATCAACATCATATTCATCTATTATTTCATTATTTGCTTTATTAGCATAACGGTAACTATTATCAAATTTACAATTATGACAAATGTATTTATCAAACTCTTCTGAATCTTTAGTATTCCACTCCCAACCACATTTTTCACATTTAATATCTTGACCTTCACCAATAAAAAATGCCTCATTTAAAGGTTTAATAATTTTTGATTTTAAATCAGCTTCGAAATTACCTGTATACTCTACTGGTTTACCATCGTTATATTTTACTATTACTCTACCAGGATATTGTAGATAATTTGCATCAACAACTTGAAATTGTTTTCCTCTTCTATCTATATAATAATCTGTTTTATTTTCATTTATAGGAACACAATTATTAACTCGTTCACCTGTTTTAGATGATATTTTAGTTTTTGGATTGCCTATTTTATACCCATCCCAACATGGGTTATCTTCATTTAAATTATAATTAGCTAAAGCATCCATTGCTATATCAAATTGAGAGTTCATCAATTTTTCAACGTCTTCAGAACGTACAGGAATTGAAATACTTTCTTCTTCAGTATCATCAAACTCATCATTAAATTCATTACTTTTACTTTTTATCATTAATAAATTTTGATTAGCTAATGCTTTCATGACTTTCAATTGTGTTGCTGGATTTTTAAAATGAGCAGCAACATCATCAATAGTAACTCCTTCAGATTTATCAACACCGTTTATATAATCTTGAATTATTTCTTGTTCGTTAGAAAAAAATGATGGTTCTTCATCATATGGTGCTTCTAATAATAATTTTGATAGTTTAATCATTGTTGGTTTTTTTAGGTACCCACCAAATACAAACATATTTAGTTGGTTCAGTTGGTATTTTGCCATTACCGTTCCAGTCAATATAGTATTGACCTTCACATAATTGAGTTTCTTTATTCCATTTAGCGCAATTAGCACACATTGCTCCACCTTCAGGCACCCGTTTAGCTGGTTTAAAACCATCAGAGAATTGGAGTGAATCGGGTTGTTTTGATTCTTTTAATAAATCAATTAATTTAAACATATGTGTTTATTAATAAATATTAGGAAACCAATGCATCTTTAAGTTTTTGAATATAGTCCTGTATATCTTGTACGAATTGATTATCTAGACTTTTGCCTTTCCATTCTTCAATATCACCACCTTCTGTAACATATTGTTCACCAGATTGACTTATAAGTAACTCTAGTAATACATTTTCCATTTCTTTAATATGATATGTAACTCCCTGTTTAATTATGTTCTGTTCATATTCTTTATATTCACCTTTAACTTTTAATTTAGTCTCATATTCAAAAACACAATTTGAACATTTTTGGTGAACGGAAAACATATATTTATCTATCTGTCCTTTATTCATTGGTTTATTACAACTAGGACACGCGATAGGTGTAAATATTTTTTTCTTAATATTATCAAAACGCGTTATAGTTTGTTTTAAACCGTTTTTAATAGTCCATTTTTTACCGCGTTCTTCCCATACGTCACCTTCTTTACGCTCAATATAATCCGCATTATATCCAACTTGTACACCCGTTTTATCACCTGCTTTTTTAGTGATGATATTACGCATACGTTGTACGTCGCGTGTTTTAAATTCTTTTTTTAATAAATTATCGCTCATAACTTTGTTTTATTTTATTTACTTTCGTTTGTATTAATATGTGTTAATTCATCTTCGGGCCAATATTCTTTTTGCCCCCCGCTATCTAACTTTATTAAATACCAAGGTTCATATTCACCTTCAAACTCTATTTTTTCTTCTTCTTCATCATTAAGTCCTATACTAGGATCAACCTCTATTACAGTAGCACGTTTTCTAGAAGGTAGTGTTGCTATTTTGTCACCAACTGCAAATTTATATATAGCTGGTTTTTTCACCTTAATTTCATTTATATTTTCGTTTTCAGGTATAAGGTCATTAAGTTGTTTTGGTTCTAGCATAGTATATATACTCCCTCCTATATCTGCCTGTTTTGTTTGAAAAAAATCTGCTATGCGTTTTACCATTTCTCTTCCTCCTTCGTTAAATCCCTGTAGTAAATTTTGGTCTATTTCTATATATCCTAGTTTATCATCAGGTTCGAGATATGTATAACTATAGTTATCGTTTTGTACAGCTGTCCAATCAGATATATCAGGAATTGAAGGATTATTTACTTTCATTTCATTAAGTAAATCAGCGTTCGTTACATTATCTAAATCTATTTTATAGTAATCTTGATCATAGTCGTAACTATATTTTGTTAATACCTTTTCTCCTATAGCACAATTTGCTTCCCAATAATCGTATGAATTATTTATATCTGCTTCACTTGCTCCTCCTCCAAAACTAGGTTCAGGAAAATTTATAGAGATATATTCTTTACCATCTCTATCTTCATCTACTTCTATAGATGCATCAACTATTTCATATCTTTCTTTAAGATCTGGGGTGACGAAATAGTCCGTAAATAGATAAGTATCCTCAACTAATAAACCATCTCCGTTACCTACTTCTATTATTACAAGATTAGATGGATTATTTACTTTCATTTCATCTAAAGTAATTCCCATTAATTTATCGTATTGATCTGAAGTTATCTCTACCCTAGTCATACCCATTACTAGCCAATCTTCAGTACTTTTATTAAAATAAGCAGCTATACTTTTTACCATATTAATTCCTTCTTCTCTAAATCCATAAAGTATATAGTTATTTCTGTCTTTTTCAACTTCTATAATACCTGTACCGTCTCCTGGTTCGCGTAAGCGTGTATGGTTTCTATGGTTGCCTGAATATTTAGCCCAGTCAAATAAATATGGAGCAGCAGGATCATTTATTCGAATTTCATTTAGTGTCTCATAAATATCTTCATGTTCCTTACCAAATTTTCTTAATAATATACCTGCTTGAGCATTTGCTTCATTTTCAATATCACTACCTGTAGCGCCATCACCTGGTTCTAATCTACCATCTTCTGCTTGTTTACGATGTACTAATTCATGTGCTAGTGTTCTTAAAAAGTCAGCTGTATTTCTATCTTTAACATATAACCAAATATGATCATTTTCTGGATTGAATGTTCCAAATGAGCGAGTATCTTTAGCTTGTTCAGTATTATATGATAATGTTATACCAGATGGTAATTTTTTTAATCCTAATTCCTTAACTGCAAATTTAAGAAAGTATTTAACTATGTCAGCGTGTTTATTTTTTACAGACGAGTTTGTATCTTCTTCTAATGGTTCATGTAATGTTCTATTTTGCATATTCAAGGTACCCTGTAGTACAGTAGGAATTGAACCCAATGCCTTATATAATGATAATATTAAATCACCACCCACTAAATAATACTTATCTTGTGAGTAACATAATACCATAGGTAAAGGTAATTCTTTACCATCTTTAATAAAATCTATATATGGTTTAGGATCAATACCTGCTTTTAAAGCAATTTGTATTGCTTCATCTAGTGATTTTATTTTATATGATTTACTATTTTCTAATTTAGACCATATATCATCAGATAATACTACTTCTGCTCCTGCTGTAAAAGCATATAACATATCTTGTATTGGAAAATTAAACTCAGCTGCTGCTTTTTCTATTAACCCACGGTTTTGGTTAACATAGTTTTCATAATCGTCTGTTTCAAAATTAATAGGTGGTGATTCTTGAAGAATAGATTCATTTAAAGATTTAGGATTAATTATGTTTATAGTAGCGTATATACTTTCATACGCTACCCTAACATGACTTTCAGGAAATGTTTTATTAATCCATACATTTATTTGGTTAGCTAAAGTTTTAGATGCTTTTCCATTTAACGTTTTGTAAGCTCTACCAAACCCCTGTTTAAAAGGATATAATTTAAATCCTGTTATAATATTGCTTTCAACTTCGTTATCTGTTATTTCATTTAACTGTAACGTTTTAATCCACCACTGTTTGTCAAAAATTGCCATAATTTATAGATAATATATCAATAAATATTTAACTATCTAACTTAATTATAGTAGGTAATGTTTCAGTATGTGGCTTAGCATCTGGATTTTCAAGCTTATATACATCATATATTTTTAAAAACATCTCAAAATTAGTATCAATATTGCTGATTGTTTTAAGTTGCCAACCAGCTCCTTGTATTTTATCTTTAGCAGGACCACGCGTAGCTGCTTTTAACCACAATATACCTGTTTCTTCAATTTTTTCATTATGCGTTTCATTCCATGCCTTAGCATATGCTGCTAATTGTAGGTCATAACTAGTATGTAATGAATTTGATGTTTTAATATCAAGTAACCATAGTTTATTATTGAAACGACACACTATATCATTTGTACCTGCATATTTGTGATCATCTGAAAATAAATGGTATTCTGTAGCTACTAATTCTGGTTTATACGTATTCCAGAAGTTTGCGAATTTAAGAATCATTTTCCAAACGTCTAATGAGTATTTAGCAGTTCCATAATCATCTAGCCATTCTATTTGTTCCCCATTTAAAAACGCTTCTATAGCGTTGTGTACTTGAGTACCTTCGGCTGCTGCTTTAGAAGCGATAATGTCAGCATTATGCCCTACATCTTTAAGCCACGAATGGAAAAACTGGTTTTTAGGAAAATAATTTAATATACTACTAACTGAAGGATAATATTCATCGTTACGTCTATAGAAACGTTGATCTAATATATTAATTTGTTTGTTATCCGCACTGTACTCTACAATACGCTTTATTTTATTGTCTTTTATGACATTTACATTTTTGTCTATCATTATCTAAGTTTTTTCATTAATAAACTTTGGAAGTCCAAAGGTTGTGTATTTTCAATTGTATTTAGAAATTGTTCAAATCCAATTTCATTTGCATCTTTACCTGTTAATTCTACTAAATATATTTCCTTACCATATGACATTAACTGCTCACAGTATTTAAGAGCATTTTTAATAGCATCAGGATCAAGTGCAATATATATTCTATTAACACCCGACGCTACTAGTTTTTTCATTAATTTTTCATGAATTAATTTACCGAATAGTGGTATAACGTTACGTTTAATTGTTAAGGCATCAAACATACCTTCAACAAGTATAATTGGAGCATCCCAATTTATGTATAATTCCCAACCAATTGCTGATTTAGTATCGACAGGTGGATTTTTATATTTTTGTGCCTGCTGTTCAGTATAATCGCGCGCTATAAAATAATTTAAAGACCCAAATTCATCGTATGAAGGTATTATTACACGTTGTCCGTATTTTCCTTCTTTGCAGAATCCAATATTATACTTAATAATATCTTCTAATGTTAAACCACGCTTACGTAGAAATTTTAAAGCATGTTTAGCTTCAATTTGTGTTAATTTATCTAGTTGAGTTATATCAGATAATGAAATAAATTCTTTAGGTAATTCTAGTAATACACTAGTTACAATTTGTTCATTTTTACTCGGTACAATAATCATATTTAGCTCTGCTAATTTATTATCCGGTACCTTTAGTTGTTTAAAAATTGATTTAATTGTTTTACCTTTAGCATCACACCCCCAACAATGCCATTTATTTTCTTTTTTCTCGTTAGTATTTAAATTTACTTCAAAATTTTTCTTACCAGGTGGGTTAGACGTATGAAACGGACAAACAAATGAATAGTTTCCTTTACTTGCTTTTTGTCCTTTACCTAAAACAGATTCCAATAAAATTAAGAGAGCAGCATTTTCCATGCTGTAAATATAAGATCTTACTCTGCCGAAGCAAAGTCTTTGCGAAAAAATTTACCTAAGATATTATCATTATAACTATCAATGAATAGTACACGGTAGAGCATCTGGTGGAATATTTCTGAGTATGTGAGTTGCTTTTTAGTATCGCAGAAGTCTAATATAAGACGATGAAATTTATCTTTACCTAATAATTTAACATCGGCTATTAATTCTTTAGATGAACCATAATAATCACGCCAACCACTATCAACTTGTTCAACTTTAGTAGTTACTTTACGACCACGTGTCACGGGTTGTTCCGCTAGTTCTTTTTTAGTGAGTTTTTTCTTTTTATTATGGAAGAATGATTTTTTACCAATGTATATTTTTCCTGTTTCTATATTTGTAATTTTATATACAAATCCAAAACAATTATCAATATCAAAACTATCATTTAATTCTACTTCAGAACCATCATCTTCATAATGTAACCAATTCATATTATTATTTTTAAGTATCGTATTTAACAATAAATGTCATATCAGTATCTGATGATAAAGCTATTGGTTTACCTAATTTAGCAACCATTAATAATTCATTATCATCATTATATAAACCAATTGTTGTAACATATGGTTGAAATGTAGAACCAGTAGTAAAACTACGTAATATACCATCATTATAACTACCTGTTACTAATGTTGGGTTATATGATAAATTATAATCACTTTCTTTTACAATACATCTTACTTCATTTTCATAGATAATATGTTCATTTTGAAATGAAATACTAGCTGAATTTAAGTTTTGATATATGGTGGCTTGGTCTTGAAGTACTATTAACCCATGAGCATAAAATATATTTCCTACAAACTCAGTTCCTGCTGGTAATATGCTACTTGATGCGAAGTATATTGTTGTTACGTAGTTTAAATCTATATACTCGTCTTTAGCCCCGGCAATGTTATATAAATTTCCATTCCCATCATCTCTAACATATAAATTAGAAGAAGATACCATAAGAAAACTATGAGGTAATATTTTAGAACCAAATATATCTTGATTAATACTTAATACACCTATTGTACTCCCAGCATTTGTTGGAAATTGCTTAATTAAGTATGGATTGATATTGTAGTTAAAGTAGGAACCAGTAGGACGATACTGTGAAGCAGATTCGTAAGTATTTAAATTAAACATTAACGAGCCTGTATCTAATAAATTAGTATAATTCTGATAAAACATATGGTTTATTTCAGAATATATTAATGATTGGTACTGATTATTAGTAGTCTTTGAACCAGTGATATTAAATGGTTCGTTTTTACCTATATAACCTACAACATAACTATTACCTGCTGATGAAGTATAATTGAAATTCCATCGCTTATTAGCATGATAATTTACTGTCGTAACGTCCGCCTTGTTTAATTTTTTGAATGATGA